AAAATCAGTAGAACCTATTCCAGCAGTAGAATCTCCTACATTATAAGCAATAACAGATACATCATAATTATTATAATCAAATTTCTTAGGATAGAATAATAGTTGTCCATTATCACCAGATTGAGTCATATCAAATGAACCCAACTCACTCTCAGTCCAAACTGAACCATATTGATTTAAGAAGAAATTACCTAACTCATCATGGAGTGCATTGACAACCATGACTTGTCTTTCACCAGTAAATCTTTTATCTCTGATATAAACAATTGATTTTCTATCTCTTGATCCAGATAATGTAAATGTATCAACAGACATGAACGGATCTGTTCTTGCATTATCATTGAAAGTAGGACTAATATCATCTATTGATAATACCCTATTACCTACAGATTCAGTGTAATCTTTAAGATCTCTAGAAGTAAAGACTATCTCATCTGAAAGTATTTTATCATCAATTTCTTCATTTTTCTCACGAGCTAGATCAAAGTCAAATACAGTATTTAAACTAATTGGTTTTACTAAAGCTGTAATAACATCAAAACTACTTGCATCTTGAGAAGTAGATAAACCAGCACTAACATCATTTCTTAAAACTAAATCACTAAACTTCTTAAATCCTGCAGTATGATTTAACGCTGATACAGCATCTTTCCATTTAGCAAGTTCTACTTCTGATCTAATTGAATATGAGAAATACTGATAATAATCACTATCAAATAATCTTTGCTCATTATCATTTAAAAATCCAAAGTTATCTTTCCATCCTTCATTAACTAATGATGATGATTGTATATCATATAAAGACTTGTAAGAAATATGTTCAGTAACAGTTGCTTTAGTTCCTGAGGATTCACCAACAACCTCATCTCCTACTTTAAAATCATTAGAAGAAGATACCTTTAAGTAACCATTTAACATGTTAAATGATTGAAGGAGACCTACTGCTTTACTGGATTCTAAAGTTTCTCCAACATCAAATTCATTACCCTTTAAAGTTGTTTTGAAGAGGGGGAAATCTTCTTCTCTAATAACTCTACCTATAGAACCTGATTCATTGAAAGTTCCTGGAATTTTTCCATCAGGGATAACACCAGCCAAACTATAGGTTATACTTCCCAAAGTTCCACCAATATTAGGATCAGTGGCTAATATTTCAAATAATTTATATTCATAGTTTGCAGAATTATATCCACTACCTGTGCTTCCTACTCCAACACTAACACCCTCAATCATTACCTTCTTACCCACCTCAAATGGATAATCATCTAAAGAATTATAACTAACACCAATAGATATTGTTGCTCTTTGATTAGATTCATTATAATCTGCAGAAGCAATGTTAACTCCATTAGAATTGCCAGTGGGAAGAATGGTAGGTTCAACTTTATTTAAAACTCTAGTATTCTTTAAAACAGTAACATTCTCATCACCTAATTGATAGGTTAAATCTATATCACCAACAACTTTATTAGTTGAACCATCTAATACTACTAATCCTGGAGCAGCTAGATAATTATTTCCTGTAGAAGTAATTCCAATATTATCAATAGAAGAAAAACTATCAACTTTAATTAATTGAGGAATTTGAGCTTCTGGTTTAAGAGTTTTATCTGCAGGATAATCAAATCCAATATCTTGAATATCTATATTTGATACTCTACCAATACTAGAACTTACTGGTTCTAATATTGCATTATTACCAAAATCAGAAACAATAGTACTAATACCTGGAAGAGTTCTATACTCCATTCCAGTGCTTAATATCCTTATGTCTGCTATTGCTCCTTTAGCAGTGCTACTATAAGTCTTATAAGAAAAATCTCCATCATTACTAGAATATTGTAATTTCTTAGGAGCAGTAGGTATTGAAATGTCAAAAGTAGTAGATGCTACACCTACCACAGATTTAATTCCATTTAAAGAATTTTTAAATATAATACTACCATTAGGATCTGTAATATTAAGAGTATCCCTAATTATTTCTTTTTTAACTTTCTTATTAGATAATTCATTTACAGGAACTAGATTATAATATAAAGATTGAGTTATTTCATTAATATTTTTTATAGTTAACTTTGCATTAGCATCTACACCAATTCTTCCAGATGAACTTACATTAAAATCATCACTTTGTCCTGATGAATGAAATACATCATTTAAATTTTTATCAGTATAAAGAACAAAATCAAATGCACTATATTGCACATCATCAGCAGCATCATTAAAGAAAGATAGTGAAGAATCTGATAGATCAAATTCAACTTGTTGATTTCTTTCTAAATTTAATTGAGGATTGATAGGAGAAATAGTACCAGCTTGAGCACTAGTAATATTAACTATCTTAGGATAAGATCTCAAAGACTCCTCATATTGATTTGTTAATTTAATTGTATCTTCATCAACCACAAATATATAATAAATTTGATTATCTGCTAATCCTCCAGATGCAGTAGTTGCAGTATAGATAACTTTTTGTCCAGTATAATAACCATGCTTAGATATAGTAATAGTATTATTAGTAGTATTAACACCTCCTGAAGCAAATGTTCTAGGGTTAATAATTAATCTTCTATTATAATCATTATATGTCACATTAATAGTGGTTGTTATTCCAGGTAACGCAGTTATTTCTACAGTATCATTAGCCAAAAGACCATGAGTGGATGATGTAGAAACTGTTGCTAAAGATCTCTTAATTGCTCCACTTAATACATTGCTATAACTAGTTTTAAAGCTATGATAAAGACCTGTTCCAAATCCAGTAAAGTATAAAGTGCTTTTATCTTTAGTAGTCTCACTAATACCTTCAAAAGATCCAGTAGCTCCTAATCCAACTCTAACAGTTGCAATTCCAATTAAATCTTTAGATATAGGAGCAGCAAATAAAGTTTGCCCTTGTGCTAGGGTAAACTCCATAGTTCCATCAGTAGAAACACCAATAGCAGTTCCATCATTAACTTTATAAGTTAAAGTATCACCCATATCAAGTTTATGATCTTTAATATAAATTGACTTAGTGGGAATGTAAATTTGACTTATTCCAGTACCTGGATTTGAAAAAGAAATGGTAGTTCCAATTCCAACTCCAGAAGAATTACCCAGTGCTATAGATTCATTAGGATTAAAATAAAATTCTTTATTTAATCTTAATTCTAAAGATTTTGGAGTAGTAACACTGAAAGAGAAATTTCTAGGTTTAGTTTCTAGTAAAGAAGTAGCAGTATGAGCAGATCCTATTGTAGATTGATGATTTCTAAGAACTCTCAATCTTTTTAAATCTTTTTCTACATTCAATACTTTTACACACTCAGTTCCTATTCCTAAAACATCATTAGGAAGAATATTTAATTTATCAAGGTTTCCATCCACCTCAAAATATGTTGTAAGACCAGTAGCACCTGCAGAACTTATACCTACATTTAACTTTAATCTAGTAGTTTGTATTCCTATAGATCTAGTAGTATTATTAGCAAAAACTCCCGTACTCAATCCACTAATAGTAACAAAATCGTGTATGTTAAAATTATGAGGAACTGTAGTATATCCTACAAATTTTCCTGTCCTATTAGGGATAAATTCTACATTTGAGAAATTCGTATTAGCAATACTAACATTACTAATAGTTTTTCCTTCAATACAATGAACAACAGCTTCTGCACCATATCCACTAGTTCCAGTATCATCAAATACAATAGTATCATAAACTTTATAGTCAGTTCCACCAGTTTTGATTCCAACTTCTTCAACTCTACCAGTAGATGTTTCAGTTATAAAAGTTTTTTGTTGTCTGATAAAATTAGGATTTACTAAGAAATCATAACTAGATTTACTGAATAGGAAATTATAAACACTAGTATTTCTTACCAAATCAGTTTTATTTAAATCAGTATCATCTTGAGTTGAAAGATAACTAAAATTATAATCTATAGGTTTTGACTTATAAGAATTACCTATAAAGTAAGGAAAAACAGGTTGACGATAATTTTTAAATGATCCTTCAGAATCAAAGGTATTTGGATTAATAGTAGCAAAATAAGCATACACTCCATTTGGATATTCTGGAGTCTTACAGAATCTTCCATTATGCTCATCTAAATCATTATCAGGATGATATGTATAATCCTCAACAAAAAATCCATCAGAATATACTTGATCACCTGATACTGTAAGAGGGTTAGGTCTTTCTGATGATATTGAAACTGAATATCCAGATTCTAAAATTTTTATAGCTCCACCAGAGTTTTTCTCATATCCATAAGGACCATATATTGGAGATCCATCATACGCCCATCCAAGAATAGGAGAATGAACACCAGAAGTTTCTTCTTGAGCATTAATATTAAGAGTCAGATCAGAAGTAAATATTTCCTTATCACCTACATCTTTTTTAACATAAGTAGATTGTCTTAACTTTCTGGGAGCATATGCATGAGAATATTCTAACTGATACTTTTCATTAAATCCATTACTAACAATACCATCATCAGATGTAATTTGATCATTTTGAATTAATCTTTGAACATTGTTTATAGTCCAAGTTTTTATGTTAGAATAAAACTTAGCACCTTGTCCATTTGGAGTAATTTTAATACTTGCATTAGTAGAAGTATATCCAATTCCACTATGAGCTACTCTTACAGATTCTACACTTCCAGACTTTAATATTGGTACTAATATAGTTCCATCTCCATCTCCAACCATAGATAATTCTGGAGGAGAATTATATTCTGAACCACCATTTTTAACTAGTACATCAGTTACTTTTCCAGTCTTATTATCAATGATAGGAAGTAGTTCTGCATTTTTACCAGTCTTAAGAGTAATATCAGGTTGTCTATTATAATTGATAACATCTGCTGATCCATATGTAGAACCACCATGAGGAACATATACTGATTCTATATTTCCTTTAACAATTGGTCTTAATTGTGCTTGGAAATTTTGACCACTAAATGTAGATACCCCTATGTTGCCAGTTACTGTTACTGTGATTGGAGGATAATTAAATTCATGATCTCCAGTTCCACCAGAAAGTAAATTTACATATTCCTTATTTTTCAAATAATGAGTGGACACTGTAGATCCCACACCAACAGCAGACAGTCTAAATGAATCACCATCAACTTTAGTTGCATAGTAATCAGTCTGAGTTGTTAATCCTAAAATAGGTGTTGTTGATTTAGTATCATATCTTAACTTTTCTCCAGTCCTGTATCCATGATTAATAATATTAATAGTATTGGTAGCAGTATTAATACCAGCAGAAGTGATAGAAGTTAATCTATTTCTATAACCTATACCAGAACTAGCAATACTTACAGAACTAATAACTCTTTTCTTATTAGCACACTCTAATTTGTGGAGGCCAGTTCCATAAGCAGTAAGATCTATGGCAGCAAGTCCATCAACAGCATCTTTGTATTTTTTATGTAAAGTTACTGTAGTAGCACTTTTAACGCAACAATAGTATGCAGCATCAGTAGTCAATCCAGCAATAGCAGTTTGACCTTCTGGATTATATGTAACTAATTCTCCATCTGTAAATTTATGGAAAGTGGAGAATCCAATAGTATTATTAGTAAGATTTACTAATTCTCCATCCTCAGTAGAATTAAATTCAGGACTATGATCCTTTAATACTAAATTTGGATATGCAACACCTCCTCTTCCATTTCCTCCAGTTATCTTTAATGTAGGAGTAGTAATGTAATCAAATCCACCATCAACTACATCAATCCTTTCTAGAGAACCTTGAACTTCACATAAAGCAGATACACCAGATCCTACAGGGTCTGTAATAGTAACTAAAGGTGGATTTACCACATCATAACCACTTCCTTCAGCAAGAATAGAAATATTTTGTACTGGACCATAATAAACTTGATCATTTGATTTATAATTAAGAATTTCAACACCATTAATCAAAATACCAGTTTTTCCTGATTGAGTAGAATGAGAAGTAGGAGAAGTAACTGGAGGTTGGATTTTTCTTATTAAATTTTGAGATAATAGTGATTTATTAGCAAAAATTGCTAATTCTAATCTATTGTTACTTACACTCCCAGAAAGTTCTACGTAAATTTCATTAGAAACATTAGAAAGACTTCTTGCAAGTTTTATAGTATTAATATCTACTTTTTTAACAAAATATTCTTGCTCTAATATATCTAATTTATTATCATCTCCACCAGAGGAATATTTTAC